CGATTGATTACCTTCAGTTGATGAAAGGAGAAGGCAAAAGCAGAGAAGAGATAATTTCTAACATCTCGAGGGGCTTAAAGGAACTACAAAAAGATTTAGATATTCCCATACTAGCACTAGCGCAGCTTAGTAGAGCCGTAGAAAGCAGAGCCGACAAAAAGCCAATACTTTCCGACCTACGAGAAAGCGGAGCGATAGAACAAGATGCGGACGTAGTGCAGTTCTTATTTAGACCAGAGTATTACGGGATAATGGAAGATGCGGAGGGGATAAGCACGGAAGACATTATAGAGGTAATAACATCTAAAAACAGACAAGGCGCAACAGGTAGCGACTTCGCAGAATTTCATAAATCATTCATGGCAATAACGAATAAACAGGAATTTTATTTTTAAAATTAAAAAATTATGAAAAGATTTGAAGTAACTTACATAAGCGAAAACGGGAAAGAAGACAAGATAATATGTAGAGGAAAATCCCCGCAAGAACTACTTAATTTTATGCACGAATACACAAGAAAAAGTGTTTTACGTATAAGGAAAGTAGAAGACACTCGAGAGTATAGTATAGATTTAAGTGTAAGTGGTATTATAAAAAACAGTAGAAAAGCTGTACTAGAAACTACAAAAGTAAATTACAAACCCTTTAGATATGTTTAAAAAAATAATATTATCCTTTGCTCTTAATAGCCTTCCGACCATTATAGAGCCAATTTTACAAAAGTTGAAAGAACAACTTTTTGAGCTAAAGCCACACACACAACTGTATAAAGTTCTTAATTCCCATGCCTTCGAGGTCGCAATTGAAGAATTTCATGAAACGTGGAGAATATGGAAAGGGAAAAGGAAGTAAGATGATAGTAACGAAAATATCCGATAATGTTTTAGAGATAGATATTACAGAGGAGCGCAAAATAAAATAGATACTTCTTTCAGACCTGCATTTCGACAATCCAAAATGTAAGCGGGGAATCCTTAAAAACCACCTAAAGCAAGCAAAGGGACAAAACGCCAAAGGTACTTATTAATGGTGTTTTTTTTTTGTGTAATGCAAGGGAAAGGAGATAGGAGGGGAAGTAAAAACGACATAAGACCGCAGCACAACAAAGCAGACTATTTGCAAACCGTTATAGACGAGGCTATAGAATGGTTCGCTCCATTTAAAGATAACATTCTGTTATTAGGGTATGGAAACCACGAAACCGGCATTATAAGATACCAAGAGCGAGACATCTTAAAGGCTTTTGTATAAAAGTTTAATTTTGTACACGGTACGAGCGTACAGCTCGGTGGGTATGGCGGGTATGTAATAACAAAAGTATTAAGCGACCAACACATAATAAAATACTTTCATAGCTCTGGAGGTGGAGGAGTGGTAACAAAGGGCGTAATACAGCACCAAAGGTTAAACGCCTCTACAAATAACGCAGATTTAATCTGGCAGGGACACGTACACGAAGATTACGAATTAACCACAATACAAGAATATTACTCTCCATTCCAAAAAAAACAATGTATAAGGAGGTGTTAAACGTAAGGACATCTCCATACAAAGAAGAGTTTAACAAAAATATAGAAGCATTCAAAAAAAACATTTTTACGATGTGGATTTTGATTAATAAAAAATAGAAACCTATGCAAGAACGAGAGGAATTTGAAACATTCGAGTTTGAAGACCTAACAGAGGATAATAGCAGTTTTGTTAACTTCGAGTTTGGAGCAACAGAAGAAAAACCCAAGTTATTTTTAGACGAGGATGTGTATATAAAAAGCAATAGCCCGAAGCTTTTAAAGGAAAACCAAATTTTAGCAGAATACGCAGCCGAACTAGCTAAAAAGATTTCCCTAAAAAAGGGAGAAAGAGCAATCGCATATGTGAATGGCTCTTTTATATTTGGGGATTTTATACAAGAACTTATTTACAATTTTAATTTTAAAATAAACGAGCTTACTATCTCTACACTAAGCCTAAACTTAACTAATATAGATGGGTTGGTATGGCTATTTAAGTGGGGGAACATAAAGAAGTTAAATCTTATAATATCGGATTATTTCTATTCGCATTATCGAAACACCTTTGTAAAAGAGATGATTAAAATAATGGAAGATTACAATTTTGAGTTCGCAGTTTGTAGAACTCACACCAAAGTAGCGTTGTTCGATACGGAGAAGGGAAATAAATGTTCTATCTATGGAAGTGCAAATTTAAGAAGTTCCAACTGTTTAGAGATGTTTACGATAGAAGAAAATTCGGAGGTGTACGACTTCCATTACGAAATACACAGGCGAATTTTAGACAAGTACAAAGTTTCTAAAAAAACAGAAACAGGAAATAAATTATTCAAAACTATAAGCGAAAAAGAAAATGGCAAAGAAAAAGACAAGCACGGCTGAAAGCAGCCCAATTAACGACCCTTTTTTTGCAGACCAACAAAGGAGACTTAACAATGCCCGAAGACCCGTCCCACAAGGGGATGCACCATTTTAGCAAATATCCCTGCATAAAGGAATTAACCTTTATAGAAATGTTTAAAATATTGACAATATTGTTTATTATTACAACATTATGGACAGCTTAAAAAAGATAAACACAACGAAAGAAAAAAAAGCCATGTTAGCAAGCTTAGAAAAAACTATGGGGGTTGTGTCTCATGCTGCAAATTTAGCTAAAATAAAGAGACAAAAGCATTATCGATGGATAAAAGAGGATAAAGATTATAGGGAAAGCGTAGAAGAGTTAGACCTGTTTGCTTTAGACTTCGCAGAATCTAAGCTTTTTACAAAGATTAAAGAAGGAGATACGACTTCAATCATTTTTTATTTAAAAACAAAAGGAAGGGTAAGGGGATACGGACAGAACGAAATGCAAACAGTTACTAAGGTCCTAGTTCCTACAAAATGGGTCGATGAATTAGAAGAAGAAAAAGGAACATGATAGAAATTAATTATAAATATGCCCCGCTATACACTAAGACCCCTCCAACACGATACACAATTGTAACAGGGGGGCGAGCTTCAGCTAAATCCTTCACTGTTACAGATGCCGTCGCACAATATATGACCCTGCCCAATCAGGTAATTATGTTTTCTCGTTATACGATGTCCTCCGCCCGTCGTTCTATTATTCCCGAGTTTGAAGAAAAGATAGCTTTAAGAGGGGAGGCATACAGAAACCAGTTTATAATAGGCGCAACAGATATAGCGCACCCCTCCACTAATTCAATTTGTTATTTTTCTGGCATTAAAACATCAACAGGCTCAAATACCGCAAAAATTAAGGGCACAAAAAATATGAATATTTTCGTGTTAGATGAAGCTGAGGAGATGACCGATTATGAGGAGTTTCAAAAAATCGCAGAGACGGTGAGGATGAAGGGGGTTGGAAACAGAATTATTTTAGTAATGAACCCCTCAAATAAAAATCATTTTATTTACTCCAAATTTATAAATACAAATAGAGCTGATTTTACGCACATACATACAACATACCTAGACAACATAAAAAACTTAGACCCCGACTATGTACTAGAGATAGAAAGGACCAAAAGGCTAAACCCAAAGAGGTACAAACACATTTTTTTAGGCGAATGGCTAGATGATGTGGGGGGCTTGCTTTGGAATGATGAAATTATTAACAATTGTCATATTTTTAAGCTTCCAAAGATAGTTAAAACGATTGTAGCAATAGACCCAGCAACAACAAACACGTCAGATTCTGATGAGACGGGCATTATTGTAGTGGGGAGAGATGCAGAGGGTAACGGGTATGTTTTAGAAGATGTTAGCGGGAGATATAGCCCCGAAGGATGGGCAAAAGCAGCAAAACTAGCAGCCGAAAAATGGGGGGCATTTAACTATGTAGCAGAAAAGAACCAAGGGGGCGATATGGTTTACCACATTCTGCGCCAATATGATAGCACAAGAAAAATAAAACTAGTAACCGCTACAAAAGGAAAGCTAGTAAGAGCTGAGCCAATATACTCTTTATACGAACAGGATAAGATTAAGCACGTCGGTAATTTTAAGCAACTGGAAGAACAACTAAAATACTACAATCCAACAAATAGTAAAATCTCCCCCGATAGAATGGATGCTTTAGTATGGGGGTTTACAGAATTAATATTAAATAAAAAAAGACCTTTATATGCTTCAGTTTCTTAAAAATCCATTTAAAAAGACACCCGCTAAAGATGTGGCTTTCGCCCGTGCATTTTATAAGTTGTTTGGTAATGCTTATAAAACTGCAGATTTTAATAACGAGGACATAATAGAAAAAACCTACAATTTTAACGATACGATTTATAGAACTGTAACGCTAATTACGGGGGCTATTTCGCAGCTAGATTACAAACTAATAAAGACAAACGAAGACGGTAATAAAGAAGAAATATATGTTCATCCATTTTTAGATTTTTTAAAGCAGCCAAATCAGCATCAGAATTTTTGGGATTATGCTAATATAGAAATATTGTATTACCTAATAACGGGAAATGCATTTACTTACAAAATAGCCCCCGAGACTGGAGTAAATGCAGGGAAAGTAATGCAGCTGCATAACTTTCCGTCGCAACTTGTAAATATTGTACAAAGCGATAATTATTTTAGCCCTATTTTAAGGTACGAAATACAATATCTTAACGAGATGGCGATAGAACCCAACAGCATAATGCACAGAAAGACCCCGCAGCTAGACTACAAAAGTTTATATGGAATGAGCCCACTAGAACCCGCAAAAAGGCTTATAACCACCAATAACAGTGTAAGGACAGCGAGCGGTAAGATACTACAAAATGGAGGCATGAGTGGGGTATTAGTCGCAAAAGATTCACAAGGATTAGACCAAGCTTCTTTAGAAGATGTTGCGAAAAACCTAAGAGCTAACTTTACAGGAGAGAACGAGTGGGGGAAGTTCCCTATGTTATCAGAAGCACTGGAATGGGTTCAAATAGGGATGAAGGGGGCGGATATGCAACTCGTAGAGATAGACAAAAACACAGAATTAAAGATAGCAGGGCTCTATAATGTGCCATCTGTGCTAATGGCGTACGACGAAAACAGCACATATAACAATATTACAGAAGCGAGAAAGCAGCTATATACAAATTGCGCAATCCCTAATTTTAGGAACTTCCTAAAAAGCATAGAGAAGGAAGTGTTAAGTACATGGGGGGATAGTTCTTTAAGTTTAGAGGTGGATACTCGCAACGTCCCCGAATTGCAGCAAGATAAAAAAGCACTAGCGGAGGCGTTAAGTAAAGCGGATTGGTTAAGCATAAACCAACAGCTAACAGCATGGGGGGAATCCGATTATAGCCACCCAGATGCAGACGTACCACGATACATATTAGAAAAAACATTTTCAGGAAAAACACTCAGGGATGAAACTTTATAAAAAATGAATAATGCTGAGTACATGAAGCAATATGATAAATCTGTTATACAGCAAGAGGGAATTTTATACAATTCTCTTTCTAAATCTTTATTTACAGAATTGTCTTATTTGCACACAAAAATAGATGCAGCGAACAATGCGGAGATGCTAACAATAGTAGAATACTTCCAAATACAGCAAAGCGAGGAGATTATAAAGCAGAGGATAAAAAGGAGCGCAAAATTAGCAGGTAATCTTATACAGAAAAGACTACTTTCTAAAAAAAACGAATTCGATTTTTTAATAGACACTTATATAGAAAGATTTGCGCTTTTTCAAGTAACGAAAATAACGGAAACGATAAGAGGACAAATAAGAACCATTATACAAAATGCAATAAATGAAGGGTTTGGGGCGAAGAAAACGGCGGAGCTATTTAGTAATGCTATGCCTATTATTTCTATTAATCGAGCGCTTGTTATTGCGCGAACAGAAATAAACGGGGCTTTTAATTATGGCGCATATACAAAAGCGCAAGAGATAGCGGGCAAATTCCCAGAGTTAAGCATTCAAAAAAAATGGAAGGCGAATATAGATAACAGGGAAAGAAAAACCCACCGAGCTGCCAAT